AGAAAGAAGAAAACTGATATAAATGAATTAGATAAAGATGATTGTAATGAATGGAGAAAGAATCCTGAAATAAATCCAATAACAGGAAAAAAAATACAAAAAGGTAAACCTAAATATAATGAAATATTAAAACATTGTGATGGAATTAAAACACCAGAAATACTAGAAAGAAAATCATCATCAAAAGAAGGAAAAAAAGTAGAAAGACGAAAATCAAGTTCATTATTATCATCAAATGAAGATATAATAAGATCAAGATCAAGATCAAGATCAAGATCAAGTGAAGATATAGTATATACAACAGATGATGATAGTAATGATTATTTACCAGAAAGAGAAAAAATAAAAGAAATAAAATTAAGAGATTCAGCAAGTAGTGAAGAAGAAAAAATAATATGGTTTGAATGTAATATAACAAATAGAAGTATAAATAAAGATACAATAAATAAATGGGAAAGAACAATAAGAGGATTATATGAAGATAATAAAAAAAGAGTATTAAAAATATTAGAAAAATATGAAATAGAATCAATTGAAGAATATATTAGATTAATAAAAGAAAATATAGAAAATGAAGAAAAATTAAAAGAAATAGAAAAAATATATGAAAAAAATTTAAATAAAGAACTAAAAGAAATTAAGAAAAAATATAAAGAAAATTTTAATAAATTATTAAAAAATAGTAGTAAAAGATATAATACTGATATTAAACTTAGAATGCTTACAGAGAGAGATAGTGATAAAGCATTAAAATTATATTATGAATTAAAAAAAAAAGAAGAAGAAGAAGATTATATTAGAAAATATATATTAGATAATGAAGGATATGGTATATATGGTATATTTGATAAAAAAGAATTAGTAGGATTTATTATAATAAATAAAGAAAGAAAAATAAAAACAGATTATTTAGATAAAGAAGTTAAAACATATAATATACAATTTATGATAATAAAAGATAGATATAGAAATAAGGGATATGGAAATTTATTAATAGAATATATAATATTAATATCACCAATAGAAACAAAATATATATCAATAATGATAAATGAAAATAATGAATATATGAAAAAAATAGTAAATAGATATAATTTTGTATTACAAACAACAAGTACAAAAGATAAAAAACAAAAATTATTATATATATTAAATATGGATAATGATGTAAGAGAATTATATAAAGATAAGTTAAAATCATCAAGTATATCAACATCAAATTTATATAAAAAATCATCAAAAAGTAGTTAATATTTATGAATTAAGAAAGAGAAGATAAGAATGGAGGATAAACCGATAAAAAAAATATTTTTATTATGATTTAAATGATAATATAAATCATCAATTTTTGCATCAATAGAAGATAAATATTCATTATTGGAGATAATATCAGATTTTAAGGATTGAATATCGATTTGATTTAGATCGAATAATCTTTTAGAGGAAGAATTATGATAATTATCTTTATTTTCTTCTAATTCTTCTAAGAATTTATAAATGGATTTATTTTTAAGAATATCTATATAATTATCATTAATAATATCATTATTATTATAATTAAGATTATTAGAAATTTCATTAAATAATAAAATGAGACTATTATTAAGTGCATTTTGAATATCTTCATTAGGATTTAACATAAATTGAAATAGATATAATTTTTTAAATTTATTTAATAAGAATTTGATTAAATCGTTTTCTTTTTCTTTAATATTAATTTTAGTAAAATTAATTTTTTTATTAATATCATCTAAAAAGATAAGAATATTAGAGATATTATTTTTATAATTATCATTTTTAGAGATATTAAAATAAAAAAAATCTTCCATAATTTAATATATAAATAATTAAATAAAATCTTTAAATATAAAAAATTATAGAATTAAATTTTTATTAATATAATCATCAAATTTTTCTAAAAGTTTAAAACCTTTAATAACAGTAACTTCACTAACATTACAAACTTCTGCAAATTGTTTTTTATTATAACCCAAATTTTTTTTCATAGAATAATAATATAAAATAGAAGCACAACTGGAAGTAGGAGAATTATCACTCATAATTTCATTATCTTCTAAGAATTTAACTAATTTTTTACAATTATCAATATCACTACTTTTCATATCAAGAAGACTACAATAACGAGAAATAAAATCAAAAGCAGAAGAACTAACAACATTAATTTGTAATAAAGTTTGAAAACGAGAATTACCTTTATTTAAAATTACAGGATCAATATCAAACATTTTAGCGATTTCTTTAGAACTTCTAGGAAGATTATTAATAAGACATGCATGATAAATACAAGAAGCAATAAGACCTTCTTTATTATCACCTCTACTTATTTTTTTTTCAGAAGCTTTTTTATATAAAACTTTTGCATCATCAATAATTTTTTGTGGAATTCCATTAGTAAGAGAAATACCAGTTAATTTATCAAAAACATTCCATAAAGTTCTTTCATTATAAGGCATTGCATTCCACATTTGATATCTACGAATAATTCTAATATCATAATTACTAGTATATTTACTACCACCAATCATAGAACCTAATGAAGATTTAGGAAGTAAATTATTAATAGGTAATCCACATCTAGAAGGATCATCATTTTTACTATCACCACCATAAAATCTCCATTCTGCAGTATTATCAATAACTTTACCTATAATAGAACTACAATTTGCACATAACTGCATACAATCATCAATAACAGTTTCTCTAGAACCACAAGAACAAATAATATCATTTTCACCTTCTTTAGTTTCTTCAATACCTTCTTTATTTAATTCATCTTTAAGACCATTCATTATATTCCATATATCATCATCATTATTATTTAAGGACATTAACAATTAAAGCTTAATAAGATATCCTTAAATATAAATAAAAATAATCAATTTTTATTTAGAGGTAGATTTATTAGATTTATTTAATTTATTTTTGATATGATAAGTATTTGCAAAATTAATATTAATATTTTTATATAATTTTTTATATGCATCAGTAGTTTGTTGTAAAGAAACATTATTATTAGATAAAGATTTAGATTTCAAAGATGTTTTTAATTCAGTAAATAATGAAAAATCACTCATATCTTTATTTATATTATTATCTTTTAAATTACTTTTAGATTTACTTTTAGATTTACTTTTAGATTTACTTTTACTTATAGATGAAATTTCTTTACCACCAGGAATAGATGTATTAAATAATAAAACAAGTAAAGATAAATCTGTTAATTCATGATGAATATAAAAAGTATATTGATCTTTAATATAATTAAAAAAGCGATTAATATCATTTCTATTTAATAATATTTGAAAATAGATATATAATATACTACTTGATCCATTTCCAGTATTTATAAGAGTATTTTCAAGACTATAATTATGAAGTAATAAACAAGTATAGAATAGACCTTCTAATAAAAATGTAAAATGGTTTTTAGTTTTAATATCTTTAATTTTTTTAATATAATTATCTCTAACATCTTTATAATTATTAATTAATATACGAGGATTATTATATTCACCAATAGCACGTAATTTTATTAAATTTAATAATAAATTTTCATCATTATTATTATAATCAATTTCAACAATTTTAAAGAAATAACGTGTAAAATTGTTATATTCACTAATATATAATTTTTTAATATAATAAATTGTGATTAAATATAAATTTAAAGATAATGTAATTAAATCAAATATACCTCCAAAAAAACTATTATTAGATATAATTGGAACAAAATGATCAAATAAAAATTCATCTTGAAATAAATCATTATAATGAGTTATACTCAATCTAGATAATGTTTTATCAAAATTAAGTTTATTATATTCTGTCATAAATAATTTATTTATATTTAAATATGATCTATGATTATATAATATTTCTGCAAAAGTTGCTCTACCAAAATCAATTAATACTAATTTATTATTATCTAAATTATATAATATATTCCACATATGTAAATCATTATGTATAAATCCATATGTTAAACCTAAATATTTAATAAATTCAAATAAATCATAACATTCTTTAATAACATTTATCATTAAAAGTTTATTATCATATGTTGGATTTTGATGATATTGTTTAAATATATCAATAATTGAAATAGGATTATTAATAGCTTTTGTCATATATAAAATACCTTTATTTGATGAAGGTGCTACAGTAATACTATTAATAGAATTAAAACTATATACAGATAATTGATTGGTATATTTAATATTATTAAAATTCCATTCATTATCATAATAAGTTAAAGAACAACCTTCATAACTAGAAATATAATGTTTATATTTATAATTTTCTCTGAATGAAAATAAATAATCAAAAACGATAGAATTAAAAATATCAATAATAATAAAATCTTTAGTTAAATTTAATTGATCAAAATAATTAACTAATTTAATAAATAAACGTGTATTATTTCTTTGACCAGAAAAAACAACATCAGCAATAGTAAATGAACAATTTGCAGAAGTATTTATAAGAGTACCATTATTAGTAGGAATATAATTATCAAAATTAAATAATTGTACATATGAAGAAATAATATAAAAATCATCATTTAATAAAACATGTTTATAGTTAGAAGGAAGAATATTTGCATTTAATAAATCTCTAAATAATCTGAAATAATTATAAATAACAGAATAATTAGAAGTATAAACGGTAATTACATTTTTATTACTATTAATTAAAGATTTAAAATCAGTATTATATTGAATTAAACTCATTATTCTATAAATATATATATATAAAATATAAATAAGTAAATAAAAATATAATTATAAAAATATATGGATAAAAATGGTTTATGTATAAAAATAAAGAATGATATTCAACAATTAAATAAGAATGAATTAGAAGAAGTATTTAAAATAATATATAATAGTCATAATAATTATAGTAAAAATAATAATGGTGTATTTATTAATTTATCATGGATAAATGAAGATATATTAAATAAAATAAATAATTATATAGATTTTTGTATTAAATCACATAATGAGATAATTAAATATGAAAATATATGTAATAATTTCAGTGATGTAATAAATTCAAATTCAAATTGTAATTTCAATAATGATATTAATGATATAAATATTGATATCAATAATAAAAATAAACAAAAAATTTCTTCATTTATGAAATTTTATTTATTAAAGAAGAAATTTGCGAAACAATCTTTAATAAATAATAATAAGAGTGAGAAACATTTAACACATGAAGAATATTTAATTACAATTTAATTTCTTGTAAATTTTTTTCCTTATTAAATAAATAATTTTTTTCTTTATAAATAATTGTTGAATCTAATAAAAATGATATAAATAAAGCCATTGATTGATTCCAACTATCTCTTGTTAAAGCACTTATTATTTCTGAAGATTTTTTAACACCAAATGCTTTTGAAAATTCAGGTAATGTAATTAAATCTATTAATTTTTGTTTTATTTCACTTTTCATAATAGAAGTTGTTGATGTATATTTTAAAATTAAATTTAATGGAGTTTTATTACCAAATATTTTTTTTTCTTCTTTATTAGAAATATCTTTATTAATAGAAATATCTTTATTAATAGAAATATCTTTATTAATAGAAATATCTTTATTAATAGAAATATCTTTATTAATAGGAATATTATTATTAATAGAAATATCTTTATTAATAGGAATATTATTATTAATAGAAATATTATTATTAATAGAGATATCATTATTAATAGGGATATTAATAGGAATATTGGAGATAGTAATAATATTACTGGGAATATTAATAGGAGGTGATGGAATAATTAAAGGGATTTGAGAAAATTTATTATATAAATCAAATTTATCTTTATAGATCCATAAAGTAGAATTTGATTCATAATTTTCAGGTAAATCCTTAAAGATAGTTTCCATTATTATTTATAATTATAATTATAATAAAAATAAAATTCATTTTTTTATATCAATATTTGTTTTATTAAATTTATAATTGGGAATATTAGGAATATCAATAATATTCATTTTAACATAATGAGATGAATATAATTTATCAGAGGCATAAAAAGGTATTTCACTATTTCTCAAAATAATAGATGAAATATCTCTATTTAAATATTTATCATAATTACTTAAAGAATTACAATTATAAATACTAAAAATACTAATTAATGATAATAACAAATATTTCATTTTTCAATAATAATAATTATTAATAATAAATCTTTATATATATTTAGGTTTATATTCAGGTAAGAGGGTTAAACGTTTAATATTAAATAATTCGATAGCGATTTTAAAACAATAACTTTCTTTAGTATTTTTTTCAGAATCATCTAATTTAAGTTCTTTATAAATTTTACTGTGATCTTTTTTTTGAAGAGAGGTACAAACAATACCTGTTTTTTTTCCATAATTAGTACCAGTAGTTAATAATTTAAAAGTATTAATTTTATTTTTCTTTTCTTTATTTTCAAATACTGGTAAAAATAATCCCCAAGGAACAGTTTCTTTACTTAAATCATCTGGTTTATTTATAAATGTTCTATTTTCTTTAATAGTATCTAATAATTTAGGAGTAAAATTTTTATAATTACCATCTGAAGAATATAAAAGAGGTTCAAATTCATCACTATATATATTAACAAAACCGATATGTTTATAATCAGTAGAATAATTAGGTATTTCTTTTTTAGTAATAATAATACCTTCTCTAATAAAACAATCTTCAATAAATTGATCAATTTTATTTAATTCTTTAATTTCGAATAATTTATTAATTATTGATTTAAATGTTATTTCATCTAAAGAACGATATAAAGAAACAATTGCATTATTATATTTATTTTTAAAATCTAATTCTTCAATTTTTTTATAAAATTTATCATCTATTTTAATTTCTTTAATTACCTCTTCTTCTTTTTCTTCTCTTACTAATTTTAATTTTAATGGTTTATCTTCAATTACATCTATTATATGTATTCCATCTTCATGTGGTAAAACTAAAATATTATCAATTAAAATATTAGGATAAACACTTAATTTAATTGCATATAATAAAATATTAATATCAATATCATTAAAAAATTCTTTTAAATAATCATAAGAATAAAATCTTTCATTATTTTTAATTCCTTCTAATATTAAATCTTTTATTTTATTTTTAATATTTAAACTTAAATGTTTATATGTTTCTTCTCTATATCCTAAACTATCTTCTTTAATTTTATCTATATCAACTTTACATACTGGTTTAAATTTTTCATTATCACCTAATTCATATTCAACTTTAACTCCTTGTGATGTAACTATATCTATTTTTCCTAATTTAAATAAATCCTTTGAAAAATAATTAATACTCTTAAATAAACTACAATCAATTGCATTATTCCTTATTATCTCATCTATTAAATATGTTTGATGTAATTTTCTAGCTGATATCCTAAATGCATGTATATCTGCTGTTTCATTTTCATATCCATTTATACCACAATGCATAAATACAGTAACATTTCTTTCTTCTATTGGTAAATGTTTATGACTACAATTTCTAATACCTCTACCAATAATTTGATCAACTCTATTAAAATGATACCAAGATTCTAATAAATGTATTTCTCTTATTCCCATAAAATTAAGTCCTTCGCCAGCAACAGGTGTCATTAAAACAATTTTAACTAATTCACCATTTTTATTAGAAGAACTATTAATAACTTTCATAAGACTATCAATAGTAGTATTACCCATAATTTCAGGATCAGAAGAAGATAAAATACAATATTTAGGATTTTCAATACCTTCATAAGTTGCATTATGTGTAATATTAGGTTTATCTAAGATATTATCAGTATTTAATCGTGAAAATCCCATATGTTCTAACATAACAGCAATAGGCATAACACCAGAATAAATATATCTAGAATAAATAAGAATAATACCTTTAGTTTTTCTAATAATTTCTGATAATAATAAAAATTTACCAGAATATAAACCTAAATGATCTTTATCAGGAGATAAAATATTTTTATATTTATCATTATAACGAACAATAATTTGATCAGATTCATTAACTTTAATAAAAATATTATTAAAACCTACTTTACCAATAGATTTATCATATACAATATTCATAGGTTGAAGTGCATTAAAATTATTTTTAATAATTTCACCTTCTTCTTTTAAGGGTGCTTTTGAAGATAAATATTCAATTTGTTTTTTTCCTAATTCAGATGTTATAATACCATCTTCAACATTATCTAACCAATTTTTATCAGATTCACTTATAGGTAAATTAAATTCTGTTTTTTGTATTACTTTAGATAATAAATTATATCCACTTAATCTTGGTGATAATTTAAATGCAAAATTAAATGGATTTTTACCTCTTAAATATGATATATAATTAGAAGACATTAATGATATAAATTTAACTGCATTTGGATTAAGATTATTAGATTTATCAAATATTTTTTCTGTTGAAAAAAGATGTTCTCTTTTATCATTTTTTAATAATAATAAGAATAAATGATATATATCTATAGGTTCATTATACATAGGAGTAGCAGTTAAAAACACTAATCTATTATTAATTCCAGTTTCAGTAACTTTTAATAATGCATTATATACTCTTTTATTTTCATCTTCATCACTACTTCTAATATTATGTGCTTCATCGATAATAATTAATTTATTATTAACAATTTTATTTTTTTGAATATAATTAATTTCAATATAACTTGCAAATCCTTCATAAGTAAAAAATTGATATCTAGATTTTATTATTTTCTTTATTCTTTTATCTGCATCTTTTTGATTTAAATCTTCTGTTATTTGTGCTAATCTCATATATGTTTCACCTGTACATTGATTGGCTATATTTTTAAAATCTGTTATTTTCATAGTATCAAATATTTGTCTTTTAAAACCTGCTTCTATTGCATTTGGTAATATTACCCATATCATTGGTTCTTCATTACTACTATGAGTATATAAAAGACCTTCTGCAATAGTTATTGCAGTACAAGTTTTACCAACACCAACAGAATAATATAATAAAAGACTTTTATAAGGAGTTCTATAAGATAGATAATGAGCAATTAGATATTGAAAAGAGCTTTTATCGAAACCTTTACATAATTCTAATGATTTATTTTCAAAATCATGAATATTATTAATATCATTATATTTTTTAATATTATGAACTCTAATTTCTTTTAATTTTAATATTTTTTCATTAAAATGAATATCATCTAATTCTGGATAATATAATTCATTTCTATCTTTATTTTCTTCTATTTCTTTTATTTTTTTTTCTTCTATAATTTTTTTCTTTTCTTCAAATTCTTTTCTTTTCTTTTCATCTTCTTCTTTTTCTTTTTTATCTTTTTCTTCTCTTTCTTTCATTTTCTTTTCTTCCTCATCTTTTTTCTTTCTTTCTTCTATTTCTTTTTTTCTTTCTTGTTCTTCTTTTTTTCTTTTTTCTTCTTTTTCAGTTTCTATATCTTTATCTGTTTTCATTTTAGGAGTTTCAATATGTGAACATCTTTCAGTAAATTCATTATATATAGGTCCATCTTTAACAATTGCACTATTACTTTTTGTTAATGGATTTCTCAATTTATTTTTTTTCCATTTTAAACAAATATCATCTGTTACATCACCTTTTATTCTATATCTCTTATTTTTAACTTCTTTAGGTTTATCATCTTTAGGTTTATCATCTTTAGGTTTATCATCTTTAGGTTTATCATCTTTAGGTTTATCATCTTTAGGTTTATCATCTTTAGGTTTAT